TTCAATGCTTGACACTCTCCTCTTAAATGACTTATCCGCGATTAGCTGAGAAACCAGAGCCTTATCGTCAAACTCTGTCTTTAGTGCGACATGAGACAAGCGGGCATTCTTAGCAGCTAAAGCAACATCCGGCGCGCCTGTTTTTTCTAATGCGCTAGATGCAAGCTCAAACTCAGAATCCAAAGCCTTTCTAATCGGGCCTACAATCCTAGACGTTGCTCCGGTAGGGTCGCCAGCTTCAATAGAAGCCAACCGCTTTCGGAATCGCTCTTGATTTGAAATAGATAGGTTTTCGACTGGTATCTTTCCATCACCCTTTATAATTCCAAACTCTTCCATCAACCCCTTCAAGGCGTTGTACTCACCTGTTTTCGTGGTGGCAAAGTCTCTGAATTCACCAGGTTCAGGGAAGGCGTCCAAGATCGGGCGCTTAGACAATTCAACATCAATATCTTTAGTTACTTCAGCAAGCGTATCGTAAGCTTGGGCGCGCTTGAATCGTGCCGAGTTCTCGCGTAATTTGATAGCGTCCTTCACTGCTGCGCCAACTTCGCCAGCCTGTTCTGGGGAAATATCTTCCAGATACTTCTTAATCTCACGGCTCTGATTTAGCTTAAAAGCTCGCATCGTGTCGCCAGCTTCGCCAGATTGCTCTAACAAGAATTGTTCTTGCTTTAGCTTATCAAAACCGGATTGTGTTGATTTTAAAGCCTCACCTTCAGTAATTGGTATCCCTGATTTCTCAGCTTGAATAACCTCAACTGGCTTTTCTTTAGGTCTAATAGGCTTCGTGGCTTTGCCTGCCAAATCAGCAGCCTTAACGGCTTGCGGTGTCGCCCTTGCAACTTGCCCAATTGCCGCCAATTGACCACCAAAACCAGCTAACGGCGCTAATGCCTCGCCAGCTTCACCAAGAGCCCGTACATACTCTTGGCCGACCTCGGTACGCGGAGCATAAGTTAGCGCCTGCGAGTATTCAGCAGCTAAGTTCTCAATGCGGTCGGCAGCGTCTTGCGTTCCGAATTTGCCTGAACGAATTTCATCAGCCAAACCTTTAAGGGTTCCGCCAAACATTCCAAGCGTGCCGCCTGTAGCGCCCGTAGCGGTTGTTAATGCAGCTTCGCCAACACCTAGTGCCTTTTGACCAATACCAGCCTCTGGCTTAGGCTGAGACGGCGCAATAAGCCCTTCAATGTCAGGTTGGTCTCCGTACATATCAGCGAATTGTTCTGGAGTTAGGCTGCCTTTGGCTGGCGTCTCAGTAGAGGCTTGCACACCAAAATCTTCAGCAGTAGCTAACCCGGCAGATATGGCTTTCTGCATTATCTGATCTTTAGTGGTGCCCTCTGGAACACCTTCGATAATCGTTCCGTTCGGTAGCTGCACTCTCATTACATGCTATCCCATGAAATAATAGTTTCTGATTGCTGCTCTTGTGGCTGACTTTCGGCACCAAGTTCACGCTCTTTAACTTCAATCTCTCTGACTTTATTTTCAATGAATGAGTTTAGCTGAGCTATTTTAGCCTCTGCGCTAGCGTCTGGATCACCCATCGTTTTCTTTAGGGCTTCACCTTCCGTTGCCGTAAATGCAGCGCCAAATGTTTGCTTTAGTAGCGGTAAAACTTGGTTATCAATAATCGCGATAAACTTAGCTCTAGCCTCTGCACCTTTCGTTGCTCCAAATCCAGCCTCTTTAGCCAAGAAATCAAAAGCCTTTCCTGAATAAGTATTGGTAGCCACAGGCGCAAGAGTTTTCAGGGAATCAACAACCCCAATCAGACTTGGAAGCGCAGCCTTTGCTGAATCAAGCTGAGTCACGCTTTCGCCCTTGCTCTTACCTTGCACTTCGGCAGCTTTAACCGCTCGTGCAATATCAGCCTTGGCCTTGCCTACGATATTAGAAGTGGTTGAAATGCCACGGGACTTGCCTTCTTCGGCAGCTTGAGCTTTGGCCCCAGCTATAATTGATTCAGATTCGGCAACTTCCCCAGCTTTACCAGTATCTGATATTGTCATCGCGCTAGAACCTACAGCTCTTGGAGCCAAGCCAAGCTTAATGCGGCGTGCCTGCTCTTTTTCTTCAGGCGTCATCCCGGCGGTTAGTTGCTCGAACTCTTGCTGACTTAGGCTTGATACATTGCCTTGCGCCTCGCGTCGCTGCTTCATCATCCCAGTTACCTGCGATACAAACTCAGGAGCAATCTGAATGGCTTGCATAAACGCTTGCTGTGAGGCTTGCGGATCGGTATCAGATAGCTGCGAGGCTTGGTCTAGTAGCTGCATAGCTTGCTGCTGCTTCTGCGTGTTAGCTTCAGCGGCCTGTTTGTTTTGATATCCTTGAGCTAGCGCTTCAATACCTTGGCCAATCGCATTTGAGCGATTCTGGCCAGCCTGAATGAATCCGCCAAACATATTGCCGTTAGCCATTAGATGTTGCTCCCGATATTATAGCCAAGACCAATTCCAGCAGCGCCAGCACCGGGTATTAGAGCTGCCAAACCTGCACCAGCCAAGCCACCAAGCATATTAGGCTGCATAGCCGCCGCATTAGCCGCCTGTAGGTTTATATTCGCAATGTTACCCAGTGCTCCAGCCTGTCCAGCAGTAGTGCTCTGAAGGCCTTGGAGTTGTGTACCCATTGCGCCCAGACCAAGATTTACACCTTGGCCTAGCTCATTAAGCCGGTTTTGGTATGATTGGTTGGCGTAGTTAGTCGCAAGCTGCCCAGTATTGCTAAGTACGTCACGCTGAATACCAGAAGATAAGCGATTTCCGAGAGCTGCTGAGTTAGAAACCAACTGATCTGTTGCCGCGCCTGCAATGTTCTGGAACTCCTGACCCTCAAGAGCGCGCTGCATGTAGCCTTCCCTGCCACCGCTAGTCAGTAGTTCTTGGAATTCAGGGAGGAATGATTCTCCCGCCTCCCGGTATGGCGCGGTCATTTCAAGGAAGCCTTGATACTGCTGAGCGTATAAGTCTGATATTTCTTGCTGAGTGGCAGCCGCTTCCTTCGCTGCATCCTCAAGTGAATCATCAGGCTCAAGAGCGGAGGCTGGGTCTGTCATTCCACCAACTATCCCGCCAAGACCAATATTCGTTAAACCTTGGTCGGTTGTTGGGTCGATACTAGATAGCCCATCCTTTACTTTTCCCATTACAATAGCCTCTCGATTTCTTTTCTTGTTGCACCTAGGCGCATTCTGTCTAATAGTTTACCACCTTTGAGTATTGACTTTCTATCAATGCCCTCAATGATTAAGCCAAACTTCAAGCAAAACCCAATAACATCCGGGTAGCAAACTGGAACGCAAGCATTAACCTTCAAGATGCTAGGGTAGGATTTAAACAATTTTATAGCCGCCATATTGACAAGGCTGTGTGCGTGCTCCCTTTTGCCACTCAAGAAGTTACAATGAACACTTACCGTGATTGAACTTTCTGGCTCGAAAATAACAACTCCGCACAAATCACTACCATAAAAACAACCATATATAACCTCAGAGGCGGAAAAGCTTATTGTTAAGTTAGGATCGTTACACTTGTCGTTTCCGATTCTCTCGAACAATTCAGGGTCTGACATTATCTCTATGGCTTCGTCTTGCGATATAGTTTTAATTGAGTACATTACCCCACCCTTATGAAGTCGCCAGCTTCACCGTTTGATATTTTTGCGAATGAATACCAGCTTGTTCCAATAGATGGGTTTCCAGTAGGGTCTGCCGTTATCCCGGTACTTTGCAATCTCACACCTTGAAGACCTGTACTTGGAACTGTTGTGCCGCTATTTATTGTTGCACCTGTATTGTTGAATAGAACACGAGTAGTGCCAATCGGGGTAGTTGTGTAGTCAACCGGAGGTACTGATGCGAATGATGATGGTATTGCATCGCCAACAGAAAAGGCCTGCCCGCCCCTTAGTGAGTGCCATTCTGTATCTTTTAGGTATATATCAAAGCCAAGGTAGATGGCTGTATATTCGTCCGAGTCAGGAAAGGTTGTACCCTCAAGATCTTCATAGTGAACAACCTCCGGCAAGGATATTAGCTGTTGCTGAGCAAGCCTTAGCCAGTCAACCATTTCAGGGCCAAACCCTGTAAGTAATCGAAACGCTTCATCAGGAAGCTGTATCTGACCTCTGATCACTGTTCGCGACCTCCTGATTTTATCCTACTCATTAGTTTGATAATTTTTGAAGGGAAAGCATTTTCGAACCGCAATTTAATAACAACAGCTTGTCGGAATAATCCCCAGTTTAAAAAGCGAGTTCGTGCGCTATCAGAGCTAACAACTGAGTTTCTTTCTGCTCCGTAGGTGCCGCCAAAGTCCTTAGATACTGCAACGTAAACGCTTTGATCTGTATCACCATCAATCGAACATATTGGCTCAAGCTCTGAAACCTTAATATTTTGCTGATTGGCATTTATTGGCCCGGTCTCACAGAACCGATCCGGAGTTAATCCAAACTCCTGCCCAGAGCTAGAAATAGGCTTTGAAAGCTCAAATGAAATAAGGCCGCCACCAACCGTGACATTACTTCCAACAAAAAGATCTTGACCGTAAGCCGTGCCATAACCAGTAACTGACCAACGGTCTCCGTCACTACTCATTTCAAACCAGCGCTTATCTGTAATGTTGTAGCAGAATGTCAGGTCATCGACACTCACTGACAGAATGTCACGTCCCTTATCACGATAACCGAAAAGCTTAACTTTCCTTAGTATGTCAAATGAGTCCAAGCCTTTGATTTTTTCATTGATAGCATAATCAACTGCTGGCGTTGATACGCGGACAGAACCAATAGCTACTACAGAATAAGACCCGCTTTCTGTTCGCCCTAAAACGAATAGCGAGCCTTTAACTTCTGCTTTTGCATGTGGGCCTGCGCACCCAATAGGAAGCGTTGCCGACCTCTGCCATTGGAATGGCGTGCTTGCTGAGCTGGTAATTGTGAACAGGAAAGCATTGTCAGCATCAAAAACCCATAAAGCCCCGTTTAAATTATGCGCCCCGGTCAGCCTTGAGACAGAGTTGTCAGGACTGAAAAACTGAGTAGCCTTTGGGAGTGTCGCGCCAATGTCAGAATAATAGCAGCGGAAACGATCTGAACCTGTATCGTCATAACTAACCCAGATTATCCGACCGCCAGCAAAAACAATATCGTGAAATTTAGGATTCAATGGGAACTCAGATAACACATTAATGGCCGAAGCACTAGTTCCGGGATATGAAATCTCGCAGTATGAACCGTTGCTTGAAACACCAGCAGCGTAAGCCGGTGAGCATATAATAATATCATCCTGAGATAGTGCTATCCGCGCATAATCAAATCCGTCAGCAAAATCCAGCTTTGTTGGCTTACCTGCATCGCCACGATAAAACATAGCGTAGGTCTGATAAGGAACCAGTACAGCATCGCCAGCGCTAGCGGTTGCCAAGGCATTTGGTGACACTGAAACAGTGGTTGATTGAGAGGTAATCACACCAGCGGTTGCAGATGAATAGTCCTGAGTTGCTGAACCGCTTGTAGCGGTTTGGTCGGCTATTAAATCCAACCCTGATGGGCACTCAAGCATATTGGTAGACAGTGAGCCGTTAGGTTCATTAATCGGAATCAGGTTAACGCAACGACGCGCACTGTTCTTTAGCGTAGTCGATTCATAGAAGCCGTTTAGTGGGATTTCTTGCATTATCGTTTACTCAGAAACAGGAATGATTCAGTGTCAGCCGTAACATTTGTTGTGTCAGATAGATTTGCCACTTGCAGCTTAAGGTAATCACCATCGTCCAAATCAACCGGGACGACATTGACAAAAAACACACGGTCAGCCGTTAAAACCCTGTTTTCTATAACTTCAGTCTGAGAGGCCACATCAACAAAGGAAGAAGCCGACTCATCCCATTTGACCAGTTTTATAGTTACCTCATCACCGTTGCCGCCGATCAAGTCAATATTGTAGTTTGCAGAATATTCCTGTGGGCTTGACGTGTCATGCCTTATCTGACCATTTGCTGGGGAGCTAAAATGGTCTAGGTTGCTCGCAGCCCAAGTTCCAGCCAAGTCGTAAAAAGTACCGGAAGAAGCTATTGAGGTGGCAGAGCTAGATGATACAGAAAGCTTTCCGCCTTGCGATGTGTTGCGAATGCCTACGCAGCCCTCCCACTTTGAACACAGGTTTGTCTGATCCATATTAGGGGTGATGGTGGTGTCAGATGGGTCAAAAACGCCATTCCGCTGAAGCTGAGCGCCATTAAGCTGTACTGTATTGTCATTAGGGAACATCGCTGGCGTGAAATCAAAGAAGGCCGCAGTAGAGCCTAAATCTGCATTTATATCAGAGAAGAATCGGTTCTGCATTGAGAAGCCGGGGCCCGCTTTAAAGAGCGGGTCGGTCATTGCGTCACTTATTCCAAATACATTTGTCGTACTGATACGATAGCCGCCAGACCATGCCCCGGTAAGCGTTAGTGATGGAGTGCTACCAAACATACCACAACCAACCTCAAGACCCTGACGATAACCGTCTATTTCGCCTCTGTTTGTGCATCCAACAAAATTGACCTTGTTAAATTCAATCGCGCTATTTCCATCCACTGAAACAAGATCAAAAACCTGCGACCCAGAACCGTCCGTGGTTACATACAAATCCTGAAGAAAGACATTCCCAGAGCCACCAACTGGTGAGGTGAACATGGTGTAGCTATCGTCATTACAGATTAGTCCGAAGTTATCCAGCGAAAATCCGACAATACTCAAGCCGCCTAAGGGAACTTCGATTGATACACCTGTGCCAGTAAGGTCAATAACTCCATCCACCGCATATACAACATTGCTTGATAGGGTGCCGGATAGGTCGCCAGCTGTTTTGACTACTGATAAATATTCAAAAGTCTTGCCGTTAAGCGTGATTATGTCTGATTGAGCGGCTGCCAATCCAGACTCGACCGCATCCATTTCAGACTGTAGCTCTGCAATATCATCATAAGCTTCTTGATCAAGCGATATAATGGATTCACGCAACGGAACCCGCGCCATTCTGTTTCCTTCAGCCGCAATAGGATCATACACAATAGCCTGCGCAGTCGAGGACAGTGATTTTTCTTCAATCTGCCTGGCATTACGCTTGTGCGGTAAATCAACCACGCGTTACTCCTCAAAGCTAATTATACAGCCGTCATCATCAGTGATGGATACATCAGCATCAGTTGTTAGGGCTTCAATGTAGTCCGTACCTAAGTTCTGATACTGCGCATAAGTATTACACCCGCGAGTATTGCCAGCACCAAGCGGCATGTAAGGGTTGCTAATGCTACGAGGTGGGATAATGCTAAACAGCGCCTTGTAGGCGTTACCGGCGTTCAGGCGGTAAGTTGGCGAAATAAACAAATCTAATTGATCCGCAAGCTCGCAGGCTAGGTTCATGCGAGTTACTTTTAAGAACTGAACTAACAGCCCGGATTCATCAGTAATGGCAGTGGTCTCATCTTGAAGGTATCCAATATCAATACCCTCATTCAGCCATGCCGCCATCATTTGATCTAGCGTACGAAGGCCACGCGCAAGCAAAGACGCATCATAGTCGCCATTGAATGAAATATCATCTAAAGCTTGCTCTATGATCGTCTGCTTTGTTGTCATTTACTCAATACCTACTTCTGCTTTAGCTTCGGCTTCTGCAAGCTGCTTTTCCATCGTCTCGATTTTAGCACGACCGCCCGGATTAATTCCGTATGACTTTAGCTTCTCGCGAATCTCTCGCTCATAGTCGCCACCATCAACGCCAGCGCCTTCTACTTCGGCTTTTACTTCATCTAACGACGAAACCCAGCCATCAGCTAAGTATTCGGCCTTTAGCTTACTTTCAATGGCTTTTACTGTGTAGCTAGTACCGTCTTTAGTGACCCAATCGCCACCGGCTTTAAATACGTGAATCATAGATAGTCCTCAAAAAAGGGGCCGAAGCCCCTTGTTAGGTTACTGACCAGTTAAGCAAACCGCGATGCGTTCAGGGTGCTTAGCAACTACATCAAAGTAAGCAACGCCTTTACAGTGCATATCACCAGTATGGAAGTCTTTTTCCATGGTCATCACTAAAGGAATGCCGTTTTCAGTAGTTGTAACAACCTCATCCACACCCGGCCCACCAAGAGGCAGCTGTCCCGGCACCAATAGCAGAGACTCAGGAGTGTAGAAGATTGACGGTGCTGAAGTGGTAGTGTTCAGAATTGTTACCGCAGCCGTGTCAGCCGCTACAGCGTCACAGTTGGCGTAAGGGCCAGTAGTAACAATAGCCGGACTAATGGTTAATGCTGAAGCCGTACCACCGATTACCGTAAAGGTCTGAAGGCTGCCGGTAGACTCGCGCGTTTCAGGGTTCAATGCAAACACGTTAGCGATTGTGAACTTAGTGCCTCGCGGCATGTTAGTAATCGTTCCGGTATTAACATTTAGAGTCATACGGCGGTTGTCGTAGAACTCAGTAGTTGAACCTGTAACGTAAGTCTGCGGTGTGTGAGACTGAGCACCATTAACCGTTACGCCAGTCTGACTGTTACCAGCTAAGGTTTTGCGGTAGTCAGCGCGCATGGTATCAAACGTCTGAAGCATAGGAAGTTTTGCACGAGTAAGTGCGTCCTTCGGAATGCCGTCAGTATATTGATAAGCACCAAGCTGCTGAGCCACGCCAGAGTAGTCAGGCAAAGAAAGGAATGCTTTCTTGTTGTAACCACCTAAGCCACGATCTGCCATTAGTACTTCGACATCAGCAGCAGTCTGCCATTCAAAAGCAGAAGCAGAAGAGTACACTAGCGCACCTTCTTCAATCGCCGTTTCATAAGCCGCTACGTCAATAGCGTTGCGAATATCACGAGCGATACCCTCACCAGCCATTTTCAGTAGTCGCGGGTCACGCATTTCTTTCGCTGATATTTTGAAAAGAACGCGCTTAACTTTAGTGCGGTCAATCTTAATCATACGATCAATCAAGTCTTGGAAGTCAGAGTCTGAAGACGTTAGACCATCCTGAACATTGAAACGGTATTCCTGCGGTAGGTATACTTGATCGTCAGTTCGCGCACCTTCAACTTCACCCATGTTGAAATTTTCAAGGGCTTTTGAGAGTGTGCAGTTAATGTCAGTGGTAGACGCTACGTCGTCCCACATTACCTTGATTTCGTTACCGATTTCGTTAGCCATTTTATATCACCTTAATCTTTTTGGGCGGCTCTATATTTGCGATGATTCTCTAAGCTAGGATTTGCCAGCCATTCTTTTTTAGCCGTTTCAATCCGCTTAGACTTTGCATCAATAGAACCAGTGTTTTTAAATTCGGGTTCTGGTTTAGTTTCGATTTTACGCTTCGGGCTAACCTTAACCTTTTGCGAAGCCTTGCGAAGATGACGAACAATAGCTCTCTCGTTCTGAGCATCGTTAGCCACTTGTTCAAACACTCCCGGAATTTCCGCTAGCGCTAAAACAGAAGTAGCGTAATCAATGCCATACGTTGCGCAGATTTCAGCAATACCGTAAGAGACCTGCTCAAAATCAGCACCTGCCTCGGTTACTTTCGACCTAAGCTTGTCTTCTGATTTATCGTAGGTTTTCAACTGTGAGCGCATACGTTCCGCGCTTTCTAGCTGTTCCTCAAGTACGCCGTCATCAATATTAAAAGCATTACTCGACTGCTCTTTAGTCACCACCTGACTGGATTCCCACTCACGAATCGCCTTTGCATAATTCTCAGGCTCTCCGTAGTAGTCATCAGCCTTTGGCTTTGACTTCTCAAGCAACTGAGCTTCCATGCGCTTAATACGCTGTTCAAGCTCTGTCTTTTCACGCTCCACCTTTTCACGGGCTTCGCGTTGCTTCTTAAACTTCGCTGCTTTCGCCTTAGCTACAGCTTCCCAATTCGTACTATCTTTTGCCGTTTCAGTATCTGGCTCGGCTTCAACTGTTAATTCGTACTCATCTTGATCGGTATCAGCGTCTTGTGGTGTAACGCCTTCCTCTACTTCAGCCACCACAGCTTCGGTAGGTTGCTCAATTTCGTTCTTATCTTCAGTCATAATTCCAGAATCACCCATTTGAATTCTCCGTCAGGTGGTAACGTAAACACGGTAAAGCACCGTGGGGCCTATGGACATTTTACGACACTATCATTGACAAGTGCAACTTTTGACTATAAACGAAAAAACCGGCACGTGGCCGGTCTTCTTATTAGCTGGTTGGGGTTACTCGCTTAAATCATAATCCCGATAAACAACCTCATAATCAGGGCTATAGTTATGGGGGATCAAAACACTAATCCCTGTTTCGTCTTTCATTTCCACCGCATCAAAACCTTGTCTTTTTGCGAGAATACCTCTAAGTCTCTGCGCCTCATACCCAGGCACCTCACAATATCGAGATAACACCTCACTTATTTCTGGGTTATTTAACACTATATTCCCATCGTCATTTGCAATAACCTCATATAAATCAGCAAATAAACATTCATCAACATCATCAAAACTATCTTTTATAAACTCCATTGACTTATCAAAATCAAAATCAACATCACCCTCCCTAGCTATCCTACCTTGATCTATGGAAAAGGTTGTCTGCTTAGAGTCAGAACCTAAACCACTACTAGATCTATCGCCATATTTGCCAAACAAACCACCAAAATTAGGATCGTCAAGAATGCCTTTAATTTCACCCCCTTCATGAGTAACAATCTTCCGCCCGCTATCTTCCAGCTTTTTCCACAAATCAGGATCTATAGCACTCTGCTTGGCCGATACTTTAGTAGGTGCCTTTCCGGTTGGCAAAATCTCAAAAGCTGCCGTAGGAAGTGTGGCGGCGGCCGCGGCTAGCTCTGGACTATCTGTTGCATCTAAAACCTTATCGCCAAGATAACCAGAAAAATTATCTACAGCCTCTCCTATTTTTCCAATAGTAGAACCTAAATAACCTATTCCTTTTTTTCCTGCTTCAGTCCTTGGTTCGTATGTCATTCTGTTTTGTATACTTTCAATATCACCAGTTGCGCTGTCTAAATCCTGAAATACCAGAGAACCCAACCCATAAAGACCACTAGCAGGCTCAGCCACTGCTCCGCTAATCATAAACAAGCCAACCTCACCAACGCCTATAGCAACATCAACAACGGTATTAAAACCACGGTCAATCAACTCCTCAGCTGCTGCTATCTGATCTTCATTCAATCTACGGCTATTTATAAGGCTTGATAGTTTCACGATGCAATAACCCTCAGTAGGTCCTCGTTGCTCATTCCTCTAGCGGCACTCCTCAAGGTTGCCTTTCGCATCTCTTGAACGTTAGCCATATTATCAAGTTGCTGGCCTTCGATCTCGGTCATGGTCTTATTGACGTCCATTCCTGACTTCTGCGCTTTCTGTATTGCTTCAAAGCGCTTAGTTTCAGCATTGAACATATCGACCTGCTTATCGACCATAGCCGCTTGACCTTCCATCATGCGAGCCTGTCCTTCCATTGCCATGGCTTGCGCTTGTGGGTTCTGCTGCTGCTGAGCCTGCATGACCTGCTGGATAGTGATTTGCATAATGGCTAGCTCTTCTTCAGAGCGGATGCCTAGCTTTTCAGGTGGGTAGCCGTTCATCAGCAACGGTAGCGACTGCTGCACCAGTGACTGAATCTGCTGAATGCGTGCCAGTGTCCGCATATCTTGCATACCTTCGCCAGTGGTGTTCGTGATTGCGCTCAGTAGTGCCATCTGCCCCAGCGGCGTACCAGAGTCGGCGTATTGAAGAATCTCAATAGCCGCGTTTCTCTCGGCATCCTTCTTTGTTCTGTAGCTCTCGCCTTGCTTAATAGATACATCATAACGCCCGCGTGCTGTGTTCTTTGTTGCGCCGTATACATCGCGCTGTTGATCGTATGACGGAACCATGGTTTCAATCTGGACGTAGTTACCATCCTCCTCCATACCTCGACGCTTGCGGGGATTAGTGAAGTACAGCTTCTGCGCTGCTGGTATCCACGTTCGACATGCAACACGGATAGAACTTGAGGCAGAAGTCATTAATGGAAGGAACGCATCGTCAGTACGCTCGTTTACTTGCTGAATTGCAGAGGCACTTGAATTGCTTGGTAGTGTCGCCTGCCCATTGGCTGACTGCTCTTGAATGTTCTGCGATAAGAACTGCAAGCTCGTAACAAGCCCGGAACGTGCCTCTGGTGGATCATACCGACCAATTGGGCCAACGTGTCTAATAGAGCCGTCAGCTTCTCGTACTGGGTCACTTAGCAGGAATGGGCGGTTTATTACTGACTGCTCCGCTCTTGCTTGACCGTGTCGCTCCATTTGCTCTGGTAGGTATTCAGGCTTAGATACTTGCGGCTCTGACAGAATTTCCATTAACGCACCAAAGCCCATGTTTAGAAATCGCTGCGAGTCACGCTGACGGCATACTTCACCGCAATAGAACTCAATACCGTTGATTTCGTGGTGATAGCCGTACATCGGAATCAATGGAATATTCTTAAACGGCAGTTTGGCTGGCTTAGTCAGATACTTATCACCTGACATAATCGCGTACTCAACGAACTTAACCTTACGGCGCTTTTCGTCGTATTCGTTTATTTCAAGTATTAAATCAACGTCGTCCTTGTCGATTCGCTCACCATCCGGGCCAATGTATTTGCGGCCATCTTTAGTGATTAAGAAAGTACCGCCATCGGCATCGTAAACCGAATACTCGACAATAGTCTTAGTGACTAACTCATAGTAGTGAGCAATATAAACATCGCGGCCACCATCGCCACACGTCCAAGAGAAGTCACCGTTAGACATTGTGCCGGCAGGAAACGAGCTGAAATCAACGCCGTATTCTTCTTCTGTCTTCTCACGATTAACGCGCTGCAAGTGCCAACCTTGAACGGCGTCCGTCTTATCACGACGCAAGGCACCAGCATTGAAGAACACACTAGACGCAGCGGAGCCGATCATTTCAAAGGATAGGTATTGCTGGTCATCTTGCGGGTCTTCTTCATCTTCGTACTTGGCCACCTCTTTGTACGCACCGAATCCACCGAAGGCGGCTTCCTCAAACGCTTTATTGATAGCATCTGCGCCATCAGAGCCATTAAAGTCGTTGCGCCATAGCTTCTGCAATGTCTCAGCATCGTCATCAGTGGCTTCATCGCTTGCGCTTGAAATCTTTGCGCCAAATTCAGCTTCTTGGAATCGTCCGATGATGGCCATGATATTTTTAAAGAGTTTGTTGTTTTCTGGCTTCGGTTTATTCGCCCACTGCTTACCATCCGAGCCTACCCACTGCTTGCCGGGAATGAGCGCGAACTCTAAATCAGCTATGACTTGTTGACGCAGGTCATACTCGCTTGAGTAAGCCTTTCGGAAATCTGTTAGCGTTTCTGTAGCTGCTCTCATTATCTCACCAATAGTTCACGGGATTGACATAGACCGAATCTAACGGCTTTTCTTCCCTATGAATGATATTACAATCATTGTCAAATGAAATTATAACTGAATCAAAAAGGTTTGGCGACGGTATTACCATTCGCTTTCCGTCAGGCATTATGACGCCCTTCCTCATTTCCGGCTTGGTGTAAAATTGAACCGTAGGGCCAGACTTGACAGGAACCTTGCACGCTTCAGCCTTAAGCTTTTGCATCATGCGCGGCTCTATCGTTTCAGAATCGAAGCTAACTAATGTTTCAGGGTCGTAATACTTACCCTCTACCACGGCCTCATATGTTCTATAAACACGGTCGGCAAACTCGGTGATGTTCTGAGCTTTCTTGTTCTTTAGTACGTCTTTAATCAATAAACGCTTAGCATTGTTATTCAGATTAGACACCTGAGACTTAAACTCGCCATCTGGATTGTGAGGCGTCTCAGAACCTTTGTATGCGTTTATCTTTACGCTCTTGCCATTGAATGCCGCTGATACATTATCCCGAAGCGTTGCACCTAGTCCGTCTGCATCATATCCGAATGAATCAACCTGATTTAACACTGCCAGCTTGCAGGCTTCGTCCATCTTGCGATTGCCGTTCTCGCCATCAATCTCTTGAATGTGACTAAATACAACACCAGTCCGTATACTGAATCCGAATGGGTCGGTACCAACATCAGAAGGGTCGGCAGTGGCAACACTCAAGCCGCGACCCTCAAAGCCTAATTTCTTATGAGCATCAATACACGCTTCAAACCAGTCTTCCTGAATAATTGAAGTCGCGCAATTATCGTTAAAGTCACCATTCCAGATACCGTTAAACCTTGCTTTGCTCATAATGCGCTTTTTAACCTTTTCGCGGTCTTTGCTTATTTCAGCTTGAAGGGATTCGTCATGCTCAAACCACGGATTATCCTTGTACGTTAGTTTAACAATATAGTGGTA